TAGTGCATCAGCCATCTTATCTTGAATAATACTGTGAAATGATCCCTCTGCTTTGTTCAAGTCTCCAGCACTGATCTGATCGATCATCTGTTCGACAGCAGAAATCTCAACTTCTTGTTCTAACTCTTCTACTTCACTCATTATTAGTTTCCTCATCCTCGTCTACCACAGAGTTTTCCGCTTCGACTTGTTGTTTCATTTTTTCGATGTCCTCATCAGACATCATCATGACATTTTTCATAGCCCACTCACGTGAGAAGTACTCACCCACATACTGTGATACCTGATCCAAAGTATTTAGTCTGTTCTGTAACAGTTCAGAATTCTTCAGTTCAGAGAAGTGATTGTCGCGTTGGAAGTCAACCGTAATAGCAGACTTCCACTCTTCCCAATCCTGTTCAGTAATAATACCTTTAAGGATAAGTTGTTTCTTGAGAATCCCAGTAAACAACATTGAGAACCTTCTACGCAGCCGGTCAATGAACTTCTGGAACTTAACTTCGTCCCTAGAGATTTCGGTTGATCGTCCCAACGTAAACTGTGCTTCTTGTTCCAGACGATTGACAGGTACATTCAGTGAACGGTACAATCTCTTCTGGAAGTACAGGATGTCATCAATCTGACCAAGGTTCTCACCGCCAGGCAATGTACTAATTTCTGTACCACGGCCACCTTCGCGTCGAGGCAACCAGAAGTCTTCGAGCATGGACATGTGCTTGCGGTCATCTTTCAGTTGACCTGTACTGGAATCATATACAATCTTGTTGCGATAACGAGACATGATGTCACGCATATACGCTTCAGATTTGTTACGTGGCATGTTACCTACATCGATATAGAAGATTCGACGTTCTGGTGCACGAGCCAAACGATAGATGACCAAGGAGTCTTCCATCATGCGTAACTGGTTGATGGGTTTTAGTGCCTTGTGAAGATAGGATACTACCTGCTTCTTGCTAGGGTCTAGTAGACCACTCGACACATATGATACCGAATCAGGGGATAACCTTACCCCTTGGTTGGTTCCTGCCTTCTCTTGATAGATATAGAACTCAGAAACCTTCTCTACAATCTTTGCACCCGTTATAGGGTCTTTCTTGTGTTTTACTTCTTTTACTTTACGAATCTTAGCAGCATCAATCGTTCTGATCTCTTGGATGCCCGCTTTTAGATTTGATTCATTCACTACGAGGTGGTGATAGATACGACCATCTACATAGAATGAACGGAAAATGTCATGACCCAGATCAGTGAACTTCAACATACCATAGATGTTGTTGAACTCTTCGGTCATTTGTTTCTTGATATTCTCTGGAGCCTCAACCTTATCTAGATTGATTTCACACGAAACGTCCATCTCAGAACCCACAATAGATTCATTGACAATATCTTCGATTGCAGCATCTACTTCTGGGTGTGACGCCACACCACGATACTTGATGATGAGTTGTTGGTTGTCCTTTGCCTGACTGCCTTCCATGTCAATGTATTGACCATAGTGGCTACCAGACGCAGTAACATAACCCGCACCGTCCTCGTCAGTGGGGGCAACAATCGACTTTAATTTGTCTTTCTCTTTCTCAGGTTTATCCTGCCTCTTCAGTTCAAAACCGAAGAGTTTGAGAATGCTATTGTCTTGTTCTGCCATTTACATTCCTCATAATAAAGGGGTAGGACTACCCTACCCCTCTACTTATACCCAGATTAACTGGTCGTGTCAGATTCCCAGTACTGGACTTGGAACTCTACTGTGAACTCTTCCACGGTATCTACAGTCTCGTAACTTACGTCGATTGCAGATACATTTACAGGAAAACATCCACGGAAGTTGTACTTCTTGAGTACACTTTCATCACGGTCAAGTTGCTCAACAATCAAGTCCGCCTGATAATCAACAGGATTAGTCAGACCAGTATTTGCTTGGTGAGCATTGATGCCGTTCATCCATCGTTCCATTGCGTTACGAACATTGAAATCCGTATCGTTCAGTACCGTGACAGTCCATGTTTCAAAAGTGCGGTCACCCGCAATCTTGAGCTGTCTACCACGGAATGGTACTTCGATGACATTCATGACAGAGGCAGGTAACTGAGCAGTTTTGCACAGGAAGGATGTCAGTTCGACATCCCCGCCTGCGTAGCCTGGAAAGTTGACCGTTGCCTTAAACAGATTAGGACGAGCACCGCCCCCTCTGAGTTTCGACTTAAAATCGTCTACGCCTAAAATCGCCATTTCCTACTCCTTATACTGTGCCAACGACTTCTTCAAACTCGACTCCAGTTCTTACCGCTACGAAGTTCAATGTTACGTAGTTGATAGAACGGGCAGGTTTGATGAAGATGCTAGCGATAAATTCGTTGCGGTCAACAACAGCAGGCGTGTTATTCGTTTCGTCACAGACTACTCGGAAGTCCGTGATACCACGGCGTCCCTGAATCTCACGAAGGAATGGTTCAACGATGTTCACGAACTCCGCACGAGTAAACTCGTCGTTGAACTCAAACATTACGTTGCGTCCTGCAATTGCGATTGCTCTCTCAACACCCAAGAACAAACGACGAACATTGATTCGGTCGAATGCAGAAGGCCGTGACTCGTTGGTCTTGTCACCAAAGAGCATGATACCCTCGCCTGGAATATTGGCAATCGGGTTGATACCTGCTTTGTACAGTGCATCTCGTTCTGCCTTCGTCGGAGACACGATGATATCGGTGATACCCTGATATCGTCCTCGTCTCGAACCAGCAGGAGAGAACCATGGTGCAGCGACTAAGTCGGTAGCAGCCATGAGACCCGCAGTGGATGATGCAGCGGGGATCTTGATGTACTTGTCGTTATACTTATCAAAGACTTTCAAGTAGTTGTTGTCTTGTACTAAGTAGGATGACTTGGTGTAGGTATTGTTACACGCCAAAATAGCGGTGTTAGTGCCAGTGGTAACTACAGCCGTGCGAGAAGGTGAGGCAACTGCCACACAATCTTTACGAGTAGTACCTGCAATAGATACAAGGTCATTCACAACCGTAGTTGCGGTTGCGTCTGCGATTGATTCGGGAGCAATCAAGAAGTCTACTTCGATATTCTCTTTGTCCTCAAACTTGTCGAAACCACGGAGGATGTCATCAGTTCCCAGTGAACTTGAAGTTACACCAGAGGTGAATGACCACGTGCTTTGCGTGTCACTGAAGTTTTGTCCAGTTGCAAAGTCCTCACCAGAAGTTGTTGCGTTGTTACCCCAGTTTGACCCTTGGAAATCGTTCACACCATCAGAATCGCCATTGGCGTGGAATGCGCCAGCGTAGACCCAATTAGAACGAAGCTTCAATACATCCTTATAGTAGTTGGATGTACCGTCAGATGCCTTTGCGTTTTTAGCAACAGACAGGTAGGGGAATGTTTCAAGAACTGTTCCAGCAGTACCCGTGATAGTTCCATCTTCGTCAATTACTGCAATGTGGATTTCGTCATTGGACGCACCAAGTGCAGAAGCGAAGGTTGAGGTTCCGGGCGCACCGTCGAATGACGATTTATATGCCCATGCTTCAAAGTTAACCGAAGAACCACCAGCACTATCTGTTCCCACAACGGAGATCTTCAGAGAGTTGCCTAGTTCGCCGGGATATTTTGCAATGAACGCACCGTCAGAACTGTCAAGAGATAGGTCTTCAAAAGCGTCTAGAGTGTTGATTGCTTGTGCGGTCAGCGAACCCAAAGAGGTGTGGTTAGCAACAGCGTTGACGCCATCACTATCCTGTTCGCGTACAACAAACAGAGAGTTTGAGTAACGTAGAAAATACGCAGCAGAATGGAAATCTACCGTATTATCGTCGGTCGGTGCCGAGAAGGTACTTACGAGTCCAGATTCATCTGAGACTAGAGTTGCAACTCCAACAGGCCCCCAACCAAAGTTCCCCACAAATGCACCAGTAGAAGTTTGAACATTAGGCACCACGCCCGTAAGGTCAATTTCTTTTACTGTTACAGCAGGAGAAGCAGAGGGTGTAAAAAGTGCCATAACTTTTATCCTTTGTATCTATTATAAGTTTTCATAATACGGTTATTTTCACATACCTTTATTTATACATTACCATTCTTCTACGCCGATGTCTGCACCCTCGAAGTTGTGCCATCCCATAGATTTCTGTTGTTCTTCCTGTCTGACTTCTTCCAGACCATCATCGATGAAGCCAACAGGCGGGATATCGTCTTCGATCTCTTGCATCTTCTTTGCAAACATGATCTCTTTCAGGTTTATGTCGGTCATGTCAGCAAAGAACTGCGTAGATACAAAGTAACCAAACATGACCAGATTCATCATCAAGTCATCGTGGTTACCGTCTGAGGCCTCGTAGGATTGACCCTTGGACACAAAGGTAGATATTTCTAGGATGGTATTCTCGTCCACGATATCCAGTTTATTCTCTTCTAGGATATCTTTGATTGCCGAACACCCCAGACGTTTCACCTTGCGATTCATCTCAATACCGATACGATCTGCCCTAACAGCAGATTCCATATGGATGTTCTCATACTCTAGATCTTGGTAGAGGCCCTGACACACTAACGTGCCTTGGTCATTCGATTCAATAACCACATATGCCTCATTCCAGAGTTTCGCATACTTATAGATAATATTAGGAAAGAGTATTGGAGATATAGTATTATTGCGATAGACAGCAACCTGTTTGAAAGGTCTCATGCTAATGTCGATTACGTTAAACGTAGAATAATCCTGTCCTCTTCCCTTTGATACGTCCACAGTCATAACATATTCATGTCCTTTCTGTGGGGTATCGTATACGAGTAGATCCGCCCCTTCAAGCGCTTGTTGTGGCGGTTTTGCCCTAAACGACAATAATGTCTCGGCGTTGATTAGTGTATCACCTGTACCAAAGAAGGTGTTGCCAAATTCTTGGTCGAACTGTAACTGCGAAGTATTGGCGATGGTTTGTCGTTTCCACTCCTCGTCGCGGCCAGGAACATCGTTCCAGTTTACCGTGAAGGGGACGAACTCGTTCACCTTCTGAACCGCTCCTTCCCATATCTTGTGAAATGTGTTACCGATACCATTTGCGGTAGATGTGATAATTACCTTGGTATCTTTACCAGCCGAGATTACCGGATAGGTGGATGTGTAGAATTCATTCGCACGTTCCACAAAAGCGAACTCGTCCAAGAACAGTAGGTTCACAGACATACCACGAATAGAACTACCGGACGTTGCCGCAGCGATGATGCGTGAGTTGTTACTGAACTCAATAGAACCCTTGTTGAGTGCCTTACATCCCGGCTGAAGGAAGAATGGTAGGTTCTCTAACATCAAGGTGACACGAGACAACATCTCTCTCGCAGTCGCACCCTTGTTTGCTAGAATCGCAATAGTTTTTTCGCTGTGAAAACAAGCAAACCAAATGAGATAACCGACAGAAGATATAGACTTACCAGACTGTCTACATGCAAGGACAATGCTAAATCGGTTGTTGTTGAAATGATCAAACATCTTCTCCTGATATGGGTATAAATTGAATGGCACTAATCCTTCATCAAGGGAGATGACTTTTAGATATTTTTTACAGAAGTATACGGGGTCTTTGGAACACCTGATGTATTCCTTTATCTCTTCTTCGGTGAAATTGTGTTGAACGCCGTCCCGTTTGACATTGATATTGCCAAGATAGGATTCATTCTGGTTTGGATTCAACATCTATAATGTTCTTTTCATCATTAATAAGTCGTTGCAAATCAGTCGTGGTGCCTACGAATAGATTGTTTGTGGTGTGACCCACTTGTTTAGGTTCGTTCTTTGTGTTGATGTCTTTGTTCTTTTTATTCAAATCCATCAACTTGTCGTTGACATCAGCCATGTTCTTCATCATGGTCGAGAGAACTTCAAAGGCACGAGGATGTTCTGACTCACGAGCAACCTCAATCATCAGTTCCATACTCTCCTTACCCTTCTCTAGAATATCGTAGTAGGTATCACGAGAGTATTCGTAGTCATCCTTAATTCTTTTTTCATCACTCATTATGCACTATCCAAATCGGTTTCTATGAATCCATAGTCACTATCAGCATTAACTGAAGACGGATCGGGAGTAATTTTCAGTGTCTTGATATACACATCACTGTCATTGAGTCCTGATTCTTGTAAGAACAAGTTGTTGCGAACATCCCGAATGATTGCCTTATTGGATTCTGGGCCGTATAGAGCAATCTTCATTTCAAAGTCTAATGTATATATGATTGTCCTACGCTGTTCCAGTGCACCCTCAAAGTCATCCGAGAAACTGACACCCGATAATGTGACAGGAACATCTTCTGTTAGAGTGTCTATATCAGCAAACGGCTTGATTGTCAAGGTATATTGTGGCGTAAAGTACGGTAAGATCTGTTCTACGATCTGTAGTGCATCATCTTGTGACTTGGCGTATACATTCAACTGAAATGAAATCGTATACGGGGTAGACGTATAGAGTTTGCGTCTACTGGTTACCGTGTCAGCCACAACCTTCGAGATCGCATTGGTCTTGGGTAACTGTCGAGTCGCATCGTACTGCATGTTTGTAATCTCAAACGACATACGAGGCAACTTGATTGCCACTCTACGTTCTGCCTCTTCACCGTTACTCATCTGATCTAATCGTGCGATGAAGTTTCTTTTGGGTGCATATGACAGTGGGACTTTCACTTGTGAGATGATCTCACCAGAAGAATTCTCTCGTAAGACATAGAGGTTATTGAACATAGATCCGAATACGGATACCGCTGTCCTGACTCTCTTATGATAAAACCATGTTCCAAACATTACTGGATATCTCCAAATGGGTTACTCTCAGAGAAGTCCAAGAAGTCACTCTCAAAGTCATCGAATACTGAGTTCTGTGCGTCAGCTTGAATGTTCTGTAGTTGTGCGACAAGAGTTGGAGTAGCAACACCAAGACTGGTCTGGCCTTTAACTTGTGCTGTAGTCGTAAACTCATGGAACTTACCATCGGTTGCGCCCACATGTACCAATTGCAAGACCCTGTCTGAGTCAGACCAATCAGATACTTCACCCCTCATTGTGTAGGTGGCAAAGGTTTGTTCTACTGTCTCGCCCACTGTGTATCCAACACTAGCTGAGTCTAATGTCAAGGCATACTGGAAGGCATCTTCAACTTCGATCTCTTGTATTGCGTCAATACCCGTATCAAAGTCTTCGTCATTGTATTCAAACAGTTCACACTGCATACGAAATGTGGGCAATTGACTCAGTTGATAAAACGGAGTCTCGGTCTCTACCCGCCGTATCTCAAACATAGAGTTGGACAGCGTCAAGTAGATTAGATCTCCTTCACGTGGACGGAAGTTATTCTCTGACAGTCGAGTGCCTACAAGTTGTTTCCATCTCTTTCTGGAAACAATAAAGTTTGCTTGGTCTCTTAACTCGATACCAAACTTAGTGAATAGATCACCTTCCCCGTCAAACGCCTCGGTATTCTCAATATACATTTCCACCTTATACGAAGAACCGAAACGTGACGGCACATCGTCACCAAAGATTTTATCCTTGTTGACTATTTCGCGTGGTAGGTAATATACATCCTGACCGTACATCTTGAGGGCTTCAATAATGATATCCTCATAGACATTTTGTTCAGAACGAACACCTTGTTTGAAATACGGGTTCGTCGCCATTATATTATCCTACGAAGAAGTCGGGTGGTGTGTCATACTCATTGTATATTCGTTGGCGAATTGTTTCGATCTCTTGTTTTGCGTCTTCATAAATCTGGCGACCATTTAACTGGACGCCGCCCGGCAGGGTCATTCCGTCAAACTTGATCAGGTTCATGCCCCACTGTTCTTTGATAAGTGCGGTAGCATACTCTTTCAAGAAGATATTGTTATATACCTTACCATTTCCATTCGGATCGCTAGAAACATACAGTTCAATCAAAATCTTATCGCCTACTTGAAGATCTCCATGGCTGCCTGCAATGTCACCAAAGATGTTCAAAGTATTTCCCGCTTGGACGTACTGGATCTGTGGGTGTCCGGTCAATTTCATATCAATGGTAGACAGATATTGCTGCATCTGTTCAAAGTATGCTAGATCCCCAATACCAGTGTTTAAGTCCCACATATCATTCAGGCGCATCTGATATTTGATATCAAAGAAGTTGGAGCTTGATGCATGGTCATCGATTGGGAATACACGAAGAACACTCAGAATATTGTTAGGCTCAATGTTGGGGTTCACATTATCTTCGTCAAAATCAATGTACCCACGATCAATTATAGCCTGAGTTATCGTCTTCACTGTGTATGCACGGTAACTACCATCGCCATCATACTCGGTAAATAGTTGTAATGCATCGTTTACACGATCTTCAATTTGTTCATCATCGACGTTAATTTCAATGACAGGCGCACCCAGTCTACGGAGACAATATTCAATGAACTCGGATCTACTTCCGATTTTTTGATAACTTGACATCTAATTATTTATCCTTAGTTTAACAACGTGCCTGCGTTATTGTATACGTTGATTCGATAATGAGAACCTTCTTGTCCATCAAGTAAGTCAGCGTCTAATCCACTTGAAGCACCGTCTACAGTCTTAACTGCGGTCAGAAGTTCTGCGGCACTTGAGTATGTCTCACTGAATGACATTACACCAGTACTACTATTATATGATAAGTCTCCACCAGCAGAGATAAGACCTCTTACTTCACCATCTGTTCTTTCGGTGAATGAAAACGCACCAGTACCAGAGTTATATGCAAGGTCACCACCAGCAGAGAACATTCCTCGGACATTCGCAGAGTCTATCTGAATATCATTTGCATTTGCAATGATACCCTTACCACCAACTACATCAATAGTTCTAGTTGCGGCAATAGTACCACCACCAGTCAGACCCGCACCAGCAGTCACCGAGACTGTGGTATGATCAATGTGTTCGTTTGCCTCGAATCCTGATAAGTTATCGTGGACGATGTCTCCATCGGTTGTGGTAATCGCACCAGTACCGGAGTTGTATGTGATACCTGTACCACCAGAGAACATACCACGAACATTCGCTGAGTCAATATTAAACTCACCGTCTGATACTGATAGACCCTTGTTGGCGGTTAGATGCGCTCTTACCTCAGAAGCACTAGGGCCAGTGTAAGTGAATACACCCGTTCCATTGTTGTAGGCGAGTGAACCATCTCCACCAGCATCGTTTACGGAAACAGATGCTCTTGCTCTTGCGTCAGTGTAGTAGAGATTAGTATTCTCGGTCAAATCCGCAGTAGTGAATGGGTCAAGGGTAAGGACATCAGAGAAGTCACTACCACTTGTATTGATTGTAAGTGTTCCGTTTGAACTATCAAAGTCCACACCAGTAATACCGGATACACCAATCGTTCCTGCACTATCAATGAAACCATTTGCGTCAATAGTGATAACAGGGATTGCTGTAGCAGAACCATACGTTCCCGCAGTTACCGTAGTCTGTGCGTCACGATTCACTTCACCAGTGAATGTACCACCCGCAAAGTTACCACTCGCGTCACGGGCAATGATTGCAGAACCAGTGTTTGCGGCAGTAGCAGTAGTCGCAGAATTGTTTACCTTACCCGCAGTACTAATGGTTGCGAGTTTAGAATCCGCAATCGCAGCAGCAGCATTGATGTCTGCGTTGACGATTGAACCAGCAGTAATGGCGGCACTAATAGTAATGTCTGCACCACCGTTGAACGATGTTGCAGTACCCGTCACATCACCAGAGATACCAATCGTTCTGGAGGTCTCAAGGAGAGTTGCAGTGTCAGCATTACCCGTTACGCTACCTGTGAGGTTACCCGTAAATGTATCGGCTTCTAATTCTCCGAGAGTAAAGTTGCCTGCAGCGACATCAATGTTACCAGAAATGGTATTGTCAAACCTATCAAAGACTTTGAA